CCTCCGTCAGTAGTATATACTGAAATATCTGTCCTATCTATAGAAGAAGAAAGATTAAAATCTATCCTATTTGGACAGTAAAAGTAATTAGAATTATTGATACTAGACCTAACCTGCATTCCTGCTTCAATAATCATTGCATAGTTAAAGTCTGGAGTGTAGCCAGAGCCGGAAGCAGGTATTTGTTGATACACATCTAGAGTTGTTATAGCTGCAGAAGTTACCTTCGGTCTGTACCCCATCATATAGGCTAGGGTATATAGGTTATTAGTTTGTTTTGCGTATTCTAAAAAGTTCTCTTGTACCTGATTATCTAAGTAGAATGATAGTACATCTCCTACATAAGAAGCCATATCGATAAACATAGACCCAGGTGACGATGTAGAAAAGTCGTTATAAGAGGTAGGGTAGTAAGCTTTAGCGTACTCAATTAACGCGGTTCTAAACGTGTTAAAGTCTTTATTTAGGTATGTTATATTTTTATTAGCCATTTAAACTTAATGTTATATTGTCAGATGCACCTGTGTTACTTATTGTATACGAAAACTGAATTGTTAATAGATTCTCATCAGGATTGCCTCCAAAAGTTAGATCTGTAATGACTACGTTTGGAAAATACTGATTTACTCCTGTTCTAATTTGAGTATCTAAGCTATCAAGAGTATCAGGAGTAATCTGTTCGAAAACTCTATTTCTTATATTTGCTCCAAAATTAGGATTGAAAATCCTTTCACGTCTATTTGTTAATAAGAAGTTAATTATATTATACTTTAACTGCTCCTGTGTGGTATATACGGTTTGAAATACTGCAGGCGTATTAAACGGTAAAGCAACTCCAACCCCTGTGGAGGGTCTTAGATCGAGTACATTTACCTGTTTTAAATTATATGCCATTTATACTATTCGTTTATGCCCATTTTTGCCATCATGTGAGTAAAGTCCGGAACTGCATTGATTTGAATTGCTTCTAGATTAGAACTTCCTCTTGAATTTGCGAACATATCTCCTACTGATTCTACAATAGGAACATCTCTTTCTACTCCCTGTCCGTTTAAATCTCCGAATTCATCCATGGTCATAGATTGAGCTGTCTCAGCAAGTAAGCTATTTAATGGATTGCCTGGGGATAATACAGGGGCAATTGGTCTAGGTACAGATCTGTTCATAGTAGTAGGAACAGCTGGTTTTGCTATAGGTCTTGTTGATTCTACAATAGTCTGCTGTCCTCTATTAGCTATAATAGCCTCTTTAAGGATTCCAGCTAGTTCTTCTTGGAATACAGCTTTAACCTCTTCGCGGATTAATTTTCTAAATGCGTCTAAATTTGCCATATGTTATAAATATTTTGTTTACTTATTTTTAACTATTTTTATCTCGTTGGATTAGTTGCCGTTCCACCGTCTTTTTGATTTTTTACTTGGTCTTGAGCATTTGCCGCATATTTAGCGGTAGTTGATTGTGAATTTTGTTTAAATTTCTCGCCGCCTGGTAAGCTACCTAGGAAGTCGCTAATATTCATTTCTTGTACAACAGAAGCACTATCTTGAGCGGATCCATTTATATTTAAGTCATTTTCTGCTATATCATTGCTATTCAAGAAATTAATAGACTCAGCAACTGTATCTAAAGTTGCAGCATCTAATAAACCTTGTCCTGTGGACACTAATCCGAGAGCTAATAACTTTTGTTGAACTTCTCCTATAATGACTCTTGGATTTGTTGCAAAAGTTAAATCTGATTGAGTCACTATTTGCCCGTCTGGTGCTAATGCGACGCCTCTTCTACGTCTATTTGTGATTTCTCTATCAGTTACTTCTTCGTCTATTATCCTAATGCTGTAAACTCCGAATACTGCGGTATCTGGATCTGTCTTAGAATCATAGTCGTTAAGATAGGTCAGTAATTGGTTTCTTAAATCTACTAAGGCTTTTCTAGTTTCTTGTAACTCTGCAAGAACATCGGAATCTTTTACTGCTTCGCATACTTCTAAATTAGTAAGTATTCTGTCTAATCTAATTAAAAGCTCATTAGCATTTGTTACAAGGTATCGTATGAAAAGTAACAATACGCTTAATAGAGCGTTTACAGCTTTTAAAATTCTATCTACACCTTGAGTTTCGTCTTTAGCTGCATTCTTAGCACTTTCAAGTCTACTGATTGTACCGGTAGTTTGAGATACAGCAGGAACTGGTGAGAAAGAAATAAACTGTATAACGAACTTAAACACCTTGTTAAATACTAGCGCTATTTTAATTATAAACTGGCCGAGACTCAATATACCTTGTACTTGTCGTCCGATTCTAATAAAACCTCTAATAGAGTTATTTATTTCTTTTAAAGTAGGTATGATCTGAGTTGGATTTAAGAAATCACTTAGTTTTTGTATCTCTTCTCTAACGTTTACTCCTAATAAATTACCAGCTAAAGCTAATGCAGATTTAAAATCTAAGTTTTCAATAGTGACGCATACTGAACGTACTTGATTTATTTTGTTAAGTAATTTTTGAAGCTCTTCATTCGGTATGTTTCTATAATCACTATACTTGTTGATTATACCTGTAAAGTCGTCTAGGAAATTTAAAGCTCCTCCTAATCCAGGAACACTAGATAAAAGAGTCTGCTCTTCAGCGCTAAATATAGAATTAGGACCGGTAAATGTATCGGTTAAGTCTTTAATTGATTGCATTAAGAAGTATACATTGTACTTCTGTACTGCTGTACCTCCTTGTACGGGTGCGCCTGTTTCATCAAGTGCTTGTTGAGGAGGTAAAGCGTTTGGTCCTACACCTACATAAGATCCTATAAATTCATTAGGATAAGCTAAAAATTTATCGATAAACTTACGTATCTCTGCACATTGGTCTTGTATATAATAAAGATAGCTAGCTGGCGGTTGCCAAGGAGGTGCTGGTCTAGGCTTCTTCTTTAAATTAATCATATCAGTTAAAGAAGCTATTATATTACAGAGATCTAGTTCTGCAAGTAAATCTAATGCGTTAAATAATCCAGCAGTAAGCAAGTTCTCCCCTTGTCCAGGAGGTCTAGGGGCAGGAGTGTTCTGCGTAAAATTATAACCTACTTTAGAATCAGTAATTCTTTCAGATACTTTACCGACTGAAGGCTGTTGGTTATTGACACCCCAAAGTATCTTATTAATACCTACTTGTAACTTACCTACAAGCTTTGCAGTATTTTTTACTATCTTAATTAAGGGTCTTGCTATTAAACTTGTTCCTGCCATTATCTGCTAAATGTTGTTTTAGATAGACACTTATTACTTATCTTACTGCTAACGGTCTTAGCAGTATCTTCTAGTACTGTAGCAGTCTGTACGATTAGAGGGAATGAAGCTGCTAAATCTTCTGAATCTAATTCTTTTAAAGCTGTTGCTAAATTTGCTATAGCGTCAAAGATAAACCCTAGTTGTACTGCGGTAGTTCTTCCTAGTAGTACAGGTTCACCTATTCTTTCTGCACGGAACCCTAATTCAATTACAGGGGAATTTATAATAGTTCTTTCGTTTGCATCTACAGTAAATGTAGAAGGAGAAGAAATAGCTACTCCTTTTTTACCGAATAGGAATATAAAATCATCATAAGAGTGTATAATAACTCTTCCAGAAGTTATAATAGCTTGATTTTCTACATATGGAAATTGAGGTACGTACATTTTTATTGAATATTTTTACTAATACGTTCATCTTGCGCTGCTGCTGATATAGTATCTGTACTTGTTAATTGCTGCTGTACTGGTATAGCGTTTGTTCGATTACTTTGTACAGTAACTTCTAAGCTTCTTAAACTAAAACTAGATAAGTCGTCAATCTTTATTAATTGCCCAGATGTTAAGTATATAGAAGACGGATCTCTATTTATATTTTCTACTGTAGGAAACCATCCTAAATTATCGACTTGCTTACCTTGTCCGTTTCTAATAATAGTAATAGGATCGCCGGCAGAGCCTGTTGCTGACCAGTAATTTTCATTTCTCGTTACTTCAGATGTAGATCCAAATCTAATCGAGTTACCCCACCTACCTTCTATAGTCACATCTCCTGTAAATTGTCTTAATGATTTAATATTTGACTTTTCGGGAAAATTAGGACCTAAAGGAAATACTAAAGAGCCGGTTGCAGAAGTATTTATCGCTTGATTTGTTTGACTACTATCCTGGTAGCTACGTTGTATATCACTTGTATATTGTCCGTAATCGCCCATATCTGGGAATGCATTATGGTGACTTGCGTTCCATAAATTATACGGAGCCATATAGTAAAAATCTCTCTGCCCTCTACTTTCATTCATCCCTATACCAGGCCCGGCTATTACATAAACTAACTCACTCTCTAAAGGATACTGCTTGAAGGCAGAGTTAATAGGTTTAGCGGTAACGTTTCCGCCACTATCTAGGGTACTATTTTGATTACTGTTTAATAATTGAAAAGTAATAACCCCTAAATCGGTTGGATCTTTATAATAGACGTCTGGTATATTTGTACCGATTAAATACGGTCCTTGAACTACGTGAGTAACTCTAGCAATAAATTGGGTACTCTCGGCTACTTTTTGAAAATTCTGAGTTAGCGATTTTTGAAAGTCTGCGGGAGATTGATTAAAATTTGCCATACTACTTACTGGAAGGTAATTCTTTTATTGGTAATTCTTCTACTGTAGTTTTTTGAATATCACTAAACAGTAATTCGAGATCCTTATCACTTAAGCCTCCTTGACTAGCATCAGTACCAGCTTGTCCACCTTTTTGTAATATCGAAGCAAGCTTTACAAGAGCATCATCATTTTTAACATCTATCTCTAAGTATTCTTTAATCAAAGGAACAACTATAACAGCGTTTCCAACCTCTTCACCAACCATTTCAGTTAGTTGATTTATTAAGGTACTAATCTTAGATTGTTTGTTTTTATGATTCTTAATTACGTCTTGTACTAAATCAGAGTACTTCTTTCCGTCGTATAGTTCAAAATCGAGATTCATAATACTATTTTAAATAAATAGCTAGCTTGAATAAATGT